GACGACATCGGCCTTGAGGAATTTAACATCGAACGAGGTCGAGTTTAGGAACCCGCCCGTTTCCATATCCTGTTGAATCATCGGGGGACCCATAAGGACATTAAACGCGGTCGCGGTCCCGCTGGGAGTATGACGGACGGTCACGGCCTTGGGAATCTCGCCAAGGATAACCGCCGCGTCCGCGGCCCATTCGTCTTGGATTGAACCCATATGCATCCGCGGGAGTCAAAGGAGGTCCGAGGGCCTATCGTTTCCGCCCCGCCAAGGCCCCGCCAAGGCCGTTTGACCCGCGGCGAGGGGTATGACAAGGGCGGGCAACAAAAAGGCCCCCGAAACCGGGGGCCGACTTGTTTGGACTTAACCCCCGATTAGGAGGTGAAGGCGATACGGACGAGGCCGTTACCGTTGCCCTTGGCGATGCCGTTCACAAACGACATATTCAAGTGCATCTTACCTTCCTGCCAATTGTAATACTGACGGAACGCGAGGGAGAATTGGCTATCTTCTTCGACGATGGTTTCTTGCACGCCGCCGCCCGTAAGAGGAGCGTTCGTAACGCGCGTTGCGATGACCCAACCTTCGCGGCAGGAGGCCAAGCCCTGCAAACCTTCCGTGAAGGCCGTTCCCGACACCGGGAAACCGTTGTATTCGTAAAGGTCGATACCGTGAAGGCGACCGAGCTTGCCGTGACCGTCACCGTTGTCGCGGATATTCTTGGTGTCGCCGATGGACAGGTATTGGGCGACCGTCGGGTCCTTGAGGAGCTGACCATAGGCGGTCGGGCTGATAAGGGCCGCGCGGTCCTCGTAAGGAATGTTCTTGTTGGTCATCGACTGCGCGACATCGACCATCTTGGTTCGGTCGAAGGCGGAGGCCGCGCCCGAGTAACCCGCGGTCGCGAAGTTTGCGGCGGTCGTGCCAGCGAGGATGGAGTCGAAAAGCGACTTCGTCACGGCGTTGACGAGAGGAGCGAGGAAAACGCGCTTGAGCATTTCCGGGCTAATCGCGTTTTGTTCCTGGTCGGTGAAACCGACATCGACATAAGTCAGATTGTCCAGGGAGACGGCGACATCGGTCGAGGTCGCGGACTGCGCGACGAAACCGACGGCGGGGTCGTAATTACCCGCGGTGAACGGGGAGGCGAGGCGCGTGTGGACGACCTGGCCGATGCGAGCGACATACGAACCGAAGTCGGTCACGGCGATAGCCTTGAGGGGCTGGAGGACCGGGACGAGCGTGCGGAGGGTTTCGGCAGTAACGAACTGCGGGGCCAAGCCCTGGTTATTTACGGAATTAGTAGCCATTTTTTAGGAGTAGTTTTTGGTTAGAGAAAGGGGGAAGATTAGGAAACGGAACCCGTTACCTTTTCAAAAGTGTTTTGGGAAATCTCGGTGCGGTAACGATGCGTAAAACCGATTTCGTAATCCATCGGTCCGCCGGGAGGAGAAGTCTCGGTAAGCTTGATGTTAAAGGTCAAAGTCGTGACGCCGCTATTCGCGTCCGCGTCGGCGACGATTTGCGACCAAGAGGCCGTCAACAAGGAACCAATTTCGGCAGTCAGAGAAGCGGGAAGGGCCATCGTCGTAAATTACTTAAGACCGAGGTGTTTCAAAATCGCGGGGCGATTCTTATCGTAAAACGCTTGGGCCTTGGCGGGTTCCTTTTGCTTAATCTCCAGGTATTCCGTCCAAACATCGCCCGCGGTTTTCGTCGAAGCTTCCAAGGGAAGGTCGACCGGGGCCGCGCCAACGGCGGCGACAATATTCGCGGCCTTCTTACCGACCGTCTCAATCGCGCTCACGGCCTCGGCCTTAAGCTTGTTGGACTCGGCGAGGGCCTTGGTTAATTCCTCGACCTTGGAAACAAGCGCGTCGCGTTCGGCGACAACCGCGGCGACGGCCTTAAGCTCGTTGGTCGCGTCGGAAACGGCGGCGGAAAGGGCGACATTGTCGGCCTTAACCGCGGCAAGCTCCTTCGACATCGATTCGACTTCGACGGCCTTGCCCGAAAAAGCGGACTTCAAAGCCTTAAGGGATTGTTCGAGGGTCATTGGAATAATCCTCCGCGGGAGTCAAGCGACGCGGCCCTTGGACCGCTTGGAATCGCGCTTATTATGTTTCGGGTCGGTATCGAGCGCATCGTCGCCGGACTCCGCCGCGTCGTTAATGTCCTCGTCCTCGTCATCCTCGGAGGCGGGTTCCTGGGGTTCGCCTTTCTTTTCCTCGTCGACGGATTCGTCCTCGGACTTTTCCTCGCCGTCCTTCTTTTCCTCGTCGGATTCCTCGGAGGCGGGTTCGTCCTTCTTTTCGTCGTCCTCGGACTTTTCGTCGTCCTTGGCGGGTTCCTCGTCGTCCGTTTCGGGTGCGGTTTCGTCCTCGTCGTCCTCCGACTTTTCCTCGCCCTCGTCCTCCTCGGACTTGGGTTCGGTGTCGTCGTCCTTGTCCTCGGTTTCCTTTTCGCCCTCCTCCTTCTCGTCCTCATCCTCCTCGTCGCCCTCCGACTTCATCTTGGGCGACGCGGCGAGGGCCTTGAGGAGCTTGCCGCCAAGCGCGCGGGCCGCGGCGAACCGGGAAAGGACCTTGGCCTCCTCCGACTCCGAACCCTCGGCGCGCTCGTCGTTGTCCTCGTCCGCTTCCATTTGGGCGGCAACCGCGGGGGAAAGGACCTCCATCATTTCGTCCCAACCGCGGACCAAACCCGTTACAAGGCCGAGCTCCGCGGCCTTACGGCCCGAAAAGATTTGAGCTTCCAAAGACGACTCGTCGACGAATTCGCGGACCGACTTCACATCGGCCTTGAACGATTCCCAAATTTCGACGACTTCGCTTTGGAGCATTTCGCGTTGTTCCGCGGTCAAGCTCGTCCCGCAAATCCCCGCCCCCTTATACTTCCCGGCGCGGATAACATCGACCATAATGCCCGCGTCGGCGTATCGCTTGGATTCGTCCTCGTATGCGATGTAGCAACCGACCGAACCGACCGAGCTCGATGGGGTCGCGTAGAATTCGCTCGCCTGGGAACCCAGCCAATAGGCCGCGGAACAAGCTTCGGAATCGGTAAAGGCGATAACCTTCTTGGACATTTCGCGGATACGCGACGCAAGCTCCGGGACTCCGACCGAGGTCCCGCCGGGGGAATCGATGGCGAGGATAATCGTCGTAATCGACGCGTCGCGCTCGCAATCCTCAAGCATTTCTTGGACCGCGTGGATATCGCAACAACCGCAAAGGGCCTCCAATTCGGAAAGGCCCTTACCGATTACCCCGCGGACCGGGACGACCGCGAAAGGCGGGAATTTTTCGAGGACGGGCTTTGCCCCGTAAACCGCGGCGAGCATTTCGCCGATGTCGGACGACTTCGCCGTAAGCGGGATTTCGAGGGACGCGGCGCGTTCCAAAAAGTCCGACGCGAGGGTCGGGTTAATGAGCAACGGGCGGGAAGCTTTGAGGTCCTTGATTAATGAGCGCATTTTTGTAAAGGTAAGGGATTAGGGGTTGCCGGGGTTGGACAAGGGAGCGAACCCGTCCGCGGTCGACCCGGCGGCGGGGGAAGTCGTCGAGGCCGCGTCGATGTCGGCGGGCGAGGTATTGTTCGGACGGAATACCCAGGACGGCGGGACATTGTATTTCGCCGCGGTGTCGATGATGAATCGCGCATCGGCGGCGCGGCGTTCCGTTTCCTCGATAAAGTCCATACCTTGTTCGGCGTAATGGTCCGACAAGGATTTGAGGCCCATTTGAATATCCGTTTGATTCGCGGTCGCCTCGCGGCCCGCGTCGACCGTCACGCGGCGAGGGGTGACCCAATTGACGCGATGCCAATTGTCGGTCGACGGCGACGGAAGCTCGCCGCTTGCGATGGCATTGGAAATGACATAAGCCCAAGTCGGCGCGCAAAGGCGATGGATAAGGACCTCTTGGCGGGCAAGGAATACGCGCTCGGCCTTGGCTACAATCAATCGCATCGCGGCCCCGGCCTTGTTTGGTTCGACGACGAATTCGTAAGGCAAAATACCTTGGCACGAACCGCGCTCCAAATGCTCGACCATACCGACATAAGCGGACGAACCGCGCGACGACTCAAACGACTCAAGCTTTTCGCCTGGGGCGAGCGCGAGAATCTTCCCGCCAACGAACGAACCGACCTCGTTGGGGTTATTGTAAACGCCGTTCGGGTAATCCTGCGGCTTCATTCCGAACGCTTCAAAATCGCCGACATCGCCCGCGAATTGTCCCGATTCCTTGGTAATCGTCCGAACGATATCCGAATTGGCCTTCTGCGCGAGTTTCTCCAAAGAGACGATTTCGAGGACATCGACCACATTGTTGATACTGTGTTGCATCGGACTATAAGCTCGCGCCCCCGTAACTTGTTCGGGGTGGTGAATATGCATTACCGACGACGCGGGAAGCTCGCGGCCCGAACCGTCCGCGCGGATTGCATTGTAAGAAATGACCGCGCCCCATTTGTTGAAACGCACACCGTCGAAAAGTCCGTCCGCGGTTCCGCCCGCGTTGTTCGTCGTCCCGATGCGATGGGCCTCAATCAATTGCAACGACGGGCGACCGTCCGCGAAAGTCTTAAGGACGAAAATCTCGCCGTCGACATCGACCTTCTTGCAAGCGATTTGTTGGAGCTCCTGCCAATTATATCGGTTCGTAACCTCGCAAGGACGGTTCGCCCAATCGTCGAAATACTTTTGCGCGAGCTTATCCCAAGCGGCATCGCCCGACGCGGGTTGGGCTTTGATGCCCGAACCGACCGCGTAAACCGCCATATCCTGGACCATTTGTCGGATAAGCCCGGAATTGACCGACAACCAACGCATTTTCCGCGTTAGCTCCTGGCGGTCGAAAGTCGACATTACCCGCTTAAAATCCGCGGGATACGGCGAATTAATCCATTCGCGTTTGTTCGAGAATTTCGCCGCCTCAAATTGCGAGAAGATTCCCGACCCGCCGCCGTAATTGCCGCCGATGCCGTCCGCGCGGGCCTTCAACCCCTTGCGCTTCGCGGCGGGGGCGGTATCCTTGACCGACGGTTTCTTGGCGGGAATCTTTTTGGACATAGGAAATTAAACCTCGGATTAGAGGCCGCGGAAAGTCCAAAGACCATTATACACCCGGACCACATCGCGCGCCCCGTAACGATTCGGGTCCTTGATTTGTAGCGCATACCGACATTCGACAAGGACCGTTTGGACATCCATTGGAAAAGCTTTGGTCACACTCGTCCCGGAATCGGAGTATGACATCATTTGAACGCCGTTGGCTAACATCGCGCCCGCCTTGTCCCGAATCGCTTCGATTTGGGATTGGTTGAGGATTAAAAAGCAACCCGTCGGGTTCGTCGCCATAAACCTCCGCGGGAGTCAAAGCGGACGGCCCCCTTGCAAATGATTTCGCGAGGGACCGTTGCCACCCCTCCAACCCAAGCCCGAATCGTAAGAGGCGCGTCGGTAATCTCGCCCCCTTCCCCAACCTTGTCAATCCGTCTCGTCGGGTTTCGCCTCGACCGCGTCGTCGACCAAGACGGCCCCCGTAAGCTTCCAACCCAAGGCCGGGATTAACCCGATGACCTCGCAATCCCAAAAATGGTTTTGATTCTTAACCAACCCAAGGTCCGAACGGTTCTTGGATTTATGGACCGCGACGGGTTCCCAAATCGCCCGACCGTTCGCCGATACCGTCCGCCGTTCGGATTGCATTTGCTGGACATACTCGTCGGGGACATCGACCGCCCGCGTATGCCGCCCGCGACGGATAAGGAGGGCCAAGGTATCCTTAACGCGGAGGTTGGAGAAATAAATGACCTTTGCCCGCTTGGACCCAATCGCCTCGACGACCGGGACCGAGTAAGGACGCATTTCGACTTTTGTCGTCCCGTTCGGAAGTCGGACCTTCCAAGGGAATTCGTTTCGTTGGTCCCCGCGCGTCGCAACCCAACCGTTCGTCCCGCAAGCCGTAAGGACCTCGTCCTTCTTGTCCCCGCAATCGACGAACACATTTGCCGCGTGAACCCCGTATTTCTTTTGGAGGTCCCCAAGCTCGCCCCAGGCCAACGCGAACCCGCAAGCGATAAGACGCGACCGCCCTTCCCCGTTCCAAGACCGAACGACCCAATAGAATCCCCCCTTTTGCACATCGACCGCCATAAAGCGGAAACGAACAAAGTCCGCCGCCTCGCGGTCCGCCGCCGTAAGCTTCCCGCCCGCCGTCGGTCGCCCCTTGACGAACCCGCCCTCCTCGTCCCAATCCGACCCCATCGGGTATTCCCCAACCGCGGCCTCCATTTTGATTTCGTCGACCTCCTCCTTCCAATTCTGCGCGAGTCTCTGTTGGCAAAACTCGCGACGCGCCGTATTATCTGCCCGGTCCTCGTATGCCCGTTTCGCCTCGATGCACTCCACCGCGAGGTCGCCCCAGGTTAAACCCCATTGGGCGCAAAGGGAGTTATACGAAAACCCCCTCCGCGACTTCGGCGCATTAGGGTTTGTCTCGACATATTCCCCCGACTTGTTGAGCTCCGCCCGGACCTTGTTGGAGTCCTTGAAATGCGTCTCGCAACCCTTGCATTTGTAAGTCGTCCCCTTACGGACCCCCTCCAAATCCCAACCCGTCGGCGTTCGCGCCGCGTCGGGGTAAACGACTTGCGTCCATTCCCAGGGTTGCCGCGTCCCGCAATCGGGACATTTGAAGGTCCAAACCGACCGCGAAGTCGTCTCATACCAATTCGACCAATCGTCGCCTTCGTGACCGCCTTGCGAAACAAGGACGACCTTGGATTGCCATTTGTAGGCCGTCGTCCGGGCCAACGCGTATTTGATGGCCCCGGCGGGCCACAACCAAACCTCGTCCCCCAAAACGAAACGAATCGAACGCGATTGGAGGTTGCGCTCGTTGTTCGCCCCAAGGACCCAACAAGTGTTCCCGCGGAATTGAATCGAACCCCTCTTGGGTATCCCATCGGGTCCAATCGTCGCCGCAACCGCGGGGCAAGCTTCCCACAACCGCGACAATCGGTTTTCCAAGAGGTCCTCGGCGTTACGGTCAATCTCGCGGAGGATTAAGGTCGGCCCCGGCATAAGGACGGGAATGATGCAGGACGCGGCCTCGATGACCCAGGATTTTGACATTTGGACCGCCCCCAAGATACCGACCTCAAGGATTTCGGGGTCCGCCAACGCGCGCAACGGTTCCGCCAACCAAGGCGAATTCGTAATCCGAAACGGCCCCGGCAACGGCGAATAGGGAATCGAACGGACATTATGTTCAAGGAAATCCACCGGGTCCCGATGCGGGTCGGGGGCAAGGACCGACCGCAACCCCGCCTCGAAACCGTCAACCATTGGACCCCGCCTCCGCGTCGACCTCGATGTCGGGCCGCGAAATCCGCACATCGCCGACGACCTCGTCCTCCGCCGCCTCCGTCATCGTCGACCATTTGGAGAGGAGCTTTTGGACCTTCTCGTCGACGACCTTCAACGCCGTCCCCGGCGCGTCGGGGTTCGCCGCGGGAGCGACCTCAATCGCCAGGGACAAGAGGTCCGCCTTAACCTCCGACAGAATCCGCGAAAACTT